GTCTTATCACGGACAGCTGATAATCTGAGCTCCTTCCAACTCCAACATTGTCTTGGTTTTATCCAACGGCAGTGCGGAGAAGAAAGGTACTCATCACCCCAATTATCAATACCCGTATTAGCGTTCCCTGGATAGGGACGTATAAAACGGAATTGATAAGGTATAGAGTCGAGTAAAATCGACCTTATACTCGAGAAGAACATGGTTGTATTATCATTTCTTCTCATGAGGTTTAATGCTTTGAATATATTCTCGACACTGTCGAGTTTATAATCAAGTGTGTATGGACGAACGTCCTTACCTTCGAACCAGTCTGCCCCACAAGACTCACGGAAAGGACCTTGTAAAAAGGTTTTCCGTTTGTTTGCTTTGAATCCCATGACTTTAAGTAGCCATAGGACCTCAAGAGCGTACTTTTTCCGTACGATGATGTCATCGCCGTAGACCGAAAAATCGGTCCCAGCTTTGCCACAACCGCATGCGAAGCAGCACGCAACAAACAAAAGAGTCTCTAAAGGAAAACAGAAGCCGTTACCCATCGAACAGAATTTGTGATAAGGGAAAACCTTACCATTAATACTGTACGATTCTGATCTGATCTCACTTAGAAAGTGAAACCAGTCAGAGGGTAACAGAGAACGGACCAGCCCTATAGATATTGAGTCAGAAGCTGAGCTCAAGTCTATAGTAACAAACCCGTCTTCTGAATCATCAAGCGACCCTAAACGGGCCATTTGCTGATTTACTTTCTGGTCTCGCAAATCGATACCGAACCTCTTAATGCGGGAGCGCATATAGAGGTCTGTACCTTTTTGTAAGAAGCCATTAAGTAACGGCTCGACAGCTATAGCACGGTGTGTTACAGCTGTCTTCGGGACGAAGCTAATTTTATTATAGTTTACTACATTCAGTTTTTGTCGAAATCTTATAGCGAAAGCTAGAGGATCGAGACATTGGATACCTAGAGGGCCAGAAGAGGGCAGAAACAAATCTGCTAAATTCCGGTTTCTAGAGAAAGCCAAGGCTGAATGTAGGATAGCGTCAGAACTCACGGTATACTCATCAGCTAATAACTTTTTAGCCAAATGAGTAGCATTACCGTGAACGCCTAACGACGCTCCGGCCCCAAAGTTACATTGGTCATAAATGTCGTTGACGTTGGGGGTATTTCCGATAATGTATCGGATCACCCCGCGCATCTTCGATAAGTATGACTCGTGAGGACTACGAAAGTTATCGTAGAGATGAAACTTCTTATTCAAACGGGCGCATTTGCGTTCGCTTGACAAGAATGTCTCAATCGCCTTAGCTTCCGGATCAGTCTTTACTTGATCAGGTTCCCAAGGAAATTTCCTCACCAATGCAGCTATCTGATTCATGACGAAATGTGTCGTCATATCCGAGTACATCTGTTCGGACAAAGAATCAGCCTCACGAAGAAGGATATCCCAACGCTGTCCTCGAATATAACCGAGTAGTCGTTGTGAAACTTCGTCGTTAGGAAGGTCAGAAACTAAGTGAACGAGGATCTTCCGATATAATTCGAAAGACTCACGTTTCAGTCGTTTACTGGTTTGATGCCAGATGTGCAACTGTTTGGGATTCATCACGAGTCTCCAAATGGAAGTTCCCCCTAAGGAAAAACCTTAAGGGGTGCTCGAACGAAACTTCCGCAATATAATCCAGACAGTCAATACTTGACTGCCAACGACTATACTGCAAAGAATCGCGAAAAGAACGCTGTAAAGATAGCACACGAGGATTACTCCTCAGTAACTAATCTTTTGCGTCTTAACGTGACTCTTCATATCGGCACCCGAAACAAGGGCGCCAACATCGTTGAGCAACGCATCAACATCAGCCGAGGCGTAACCAACTGGTACCGCTACACTGACTTCGATGATCGCATCCCCAGTAGGGGTGAGAGCACCTGTCAGAGTGAAGGTACGGGTCAGTTTGACGCTCGTACGACCGAGACCGGAAAACGTCGCAACCGGCTTAGGAGCCGTGCGAAGCATCCGGAAGTCGTCTTTAACGGTGACCGTTTTTGCGGCACCGATATAGCCGACCTGATCCTTTTGATAAGAATCAGCGGTGTACGTCTTAGTGTTGAAGACAATTGACATGGAGTAAATCTCCAGTTAACAGCATGGCTAAGCTAACGCTTAGAAAACAATCGTCCATAACGCTGTGCGATTAATGACAGCGCATCGGCGATCCTGATNGGATTATCAAGTCTAAAATCAGACTTAATAACTAGACCGGGAAAACCGAGGGACGTACGGTTCGTGGTCTTCTCATAGCTAGAACAGCTACCAGAAGGACCGGACCTCAGTATGTAAAGCGGATTGTTACTATAAGAGCTTATAACAGAATAAGCCCCATGTAACGTCCGTTTCACGACTAAGGCCGAACCTAGGTTTTTTAAGTTTGGCGATGGCATGATAGCGTAGAGAAAGTCTCCAACGTTAGCAAACCAATCGACTACAAACGAGTACGGAATTAGTTCCCAGGGTAAACCTAGGAGCCCTTTACCGGTAAAGCCGATGTTACTGGCCAAATCGGCAACGTACTCGTCTAACGACATACCTCGGATAATAACTTCATCGTTGACTGAAACGCCAACGTTGCATGTAATTATTCCGAGACTTGCCGTCGTGGTAGTGTAGGAAGAACGACTAATACGCACTTGCGCACGTGTCGTCTTACGCACTCTACCAGTAGTCTTCGCTATGCCAGCTATAATAGCTTCTGTGTCCCTAATGATAGGCATAACTGCATATCTATAGGTTAACCAAGCTTTTGAAGGAGATAACGACATTATACGCCCGCGATTCTTCTTTTCGAAGTTCACGAACGCACTAGTCGGTTTCCTCAAAAGATTTAAGGTCTGATTAAGTTCGGCAAGCGATTCAAAAAGATTTTGATCGCTTTGACCTCTCTTAGCCAGCACAGATGTCGCAACCTCAGAACTAGCCGATAATATATCTGATTGAGATATAAGAGGGCTAGGGAGGGGTATCAACGGATGGGAAGATTGGTTACCCGTAAGTATAGTAGAGAAAGCGAGGTTATTACTCCTCCACTGACCTACATATACCGGGTTACTACACACCTGTGTAGTACCATCAACCAAATACGAAGATACACCTCCACCGATAGATCCTCGCTCGACACTCGACATAGGGTTGAAGAAAACTTCTCCAGCCTTAAGTCTAGAATAAAAACGAGGAGTCACAATGTCAGACATGGTCTTTACGACCCCAAACGAAGCCGAATTAAAGTTGGCATTTTGCACCCAAGATGTTTCTTGGCATGTTGTATGCTGACGTTCTTCGGTAGAGTTTGGACCGGCTTTATACAAGCCCGTAGTTCTGACACGTGCGGTCATGAGATTACTCCTGGCTGCTTCCGTATATTAAACGGAGAAAGAGACTAAGCTAACAAATCCTCACTACCCCCCTTACCGACCGGTAAGGAATTTAAAGGGTTAGTGAGAATAAGTAGGCTTAGGGTCACCGCGGG